AAGTTGAGTTCAGCATTGATGACAAGGACTACCTGTGGGTAGGAAGTTACGAGGTTCACCAGTTTGGTGAGCCATCTAGTTGGGATTGCATGGGCACGAGTGAGACTGAGATTAATATCCTTTCAACTCTTCGCCTATGCGAGCATGATGGTGATGATTGGATTAATATCACGCCAACTAGTGATCATATGTATGGTCTAGTAGAACACATAATGAAAAGTTTATGAGCGAGTTAGATGTCATGTTCACGGCTGGACTACTGGTTGTGTTGGCAAACTTTACCGTATCAAGGATGATTAGAAAGAGTGATGACTCTAGTAGTAGGCATCAGATTCTAATTGAGGTGGCAAGTCTTGGACTGCTTATAGTATCATTTATTCTTTATATAATTCTAATATCATGAAAATCGAAATCTTTAATAACTATTTAGAAAACATTATCAAGCGTTACTCCATCCCAAAGGATTGGATATTCTCAAAGAATAAAAAGATGGAGGTAGTAGATGCAAGACACATGCTGTACTACCTATGCTCACAGAGAAACATACCAGTGAGTTACATCCAGAGGTACATGGACATGAATGGGTACGTGATAGGTCACTCATCCATTATTCATGGGATCAAATCAATCGATAGTAAAGTACAAGCAGACACAGACTACAAACAACTAATTAAAAATCTAGAAAAATGAAATCAGAAAAATCAGTATTCGAGAGACTATCAGCCATCAATGTGAACGAGCATGTTGAGAAGAAGGACAACCTAACCTACCTATCATGGGCATGGGCATGGTCTGTGACTAAGAAGGAGTGCCCAGATGCATCCTATAAAATTTTGCCTACGGAGTACGATGATGACCTTGGATTCATGTGTCATAGTGAGGTAACTATTGAGGGTCAGACACTTGAGATGTGGTTGCCTGTCATGGATGGTAAGAACAAGAGCATGAAGAAGAAGCCTTACTCCTACGCTACCAAGTACGGAGACAAGCAGGTGGATGCAGCCACCACGTTTGACATCAACAAGACAATGATGCGTTGCTTGGTTAAGAACCTAGCCATGTTTGGATTGGGCATCTACATCTACGCTGGTGAGGATCTGCCTGAGAGTGAGCCAAAGGTGGTGGAGGAGAGCAGACCTACAGCACTGGTTAACTTGGTGAAGGGTAGTGATGATTGGAAGAAGGTGCTAAAGTATGTGGCTGAGAACAAGAGCAAGGGTCTAGCATTCATTGGCAAGCAGTTGACCACCAAGTATGACATGTCTGTAGAACTCAAGAAAGAAATAGCCGACTTGGTTAATGCTTAGACATGGATCACTATTCAGTGGAATCGGGGGCTTTGATTTGGCCTCCGATTGGATGGGATGGGAGAACGTGTTCCATTGTGAATGGAATCCATTCGGTCAGAGAGTCTTAAAATATTATTGGCCTAATTCAATATCACACAATGACATTACCAAGACAGACTTCTCTATTTACAGAGGAGAAATTGACATCATCACAGGAGGATTCCCATGTCAGCCCTACTCAACAGCAGGGAAGCGACTCGGCAAGGAGGATAACAGACATCTCTGGCCTGAAATGCTTAGAGCAATTCGAGAAATCCAACCACGCTGGGTTGTGGGCGAAAACGTTCGTGGGCTTATTAGTTGGAATGGAGGGATGGTATTCGAAGAGGTGCAAGCTGACCTGGAATCTGAAGGGTACGAAGTCCAACCGTTTATACTTCCAGCTGCAAGCGTCAACGCTCCCCATCTCAGGCAAAGGGTATGGTTCGTTGCCCACTCCATGTGCGTACGATTGGAACAGTCCAAAGAAACCGGAGACATTTCAGAAAGCAAAGGAAAGACATGCACTGAAGGGAGTAAATGTTCAGAATCCTTTGAAGCAAATGGCATCAATGGGAATGCTTCCGACTCCAGTATCATCGGACAAGAATGCAGTAAGGAGAGGGAACGCTCCGAGGGAGGGTCACAACCCGATGACAAACAGCTTGAAGGATGCAATAAATTACCAAGAGCAGACTTCGAAATGTTCCCATCTGTCCCCCCAATTTGTGATGGAGATGATGGGCTTTCCAGTAGACTGGACGCTATTACCTTTCCTAAATGGAGAAAAGAATCAATCATGGCAGGAGGAAATGCCATAGTACCGCAGGTAGTCTATCAAATATTTAAAACTATAGAACAATATGAATACAATAATCGATGAGCTCAGGGATGATGATGAGTACTACAATGGTAAGGGTAAGTACTACCTATCCAACTCAGACATCTATGCATTGCTCACAAATCCCAAGCGATTTAGAGCCCGCTCAGAGGACTCAAAACACTTTCATGAGGGTAGACTATTCCATCAACTAATTCTCGAGCCTGAGAAGGCTGTAAACGTGCCACAGGTGGATGTCAGTACACGGAATACAAAGGAGTATAAGAAGTACCTTGAAGATTCTGGTCTTGAGTTCGCCATGTTGACCAAGGAGTACGATGAGATTGTTCGTCTTGCTGGTGTGATGAAGTCAAACTTCCAGTTCTACAATGACATCTACAGGGATGGCAACCTATACGAGGAGCCAACCATTGGTGAGATTAAGGGACTGCAATGGAAAGCGAAGGCTGACATCGTCACTGCTGATTCAATCATTGATCTGAAGACTACATCAGACATCAACAAGTTCAGGTGGTCTGCAAAGAGTTACAACTATGACTCTCAGTGCTACATTTACCAGCAATTATTTGGAAAGCCTCTATACTTTTACGTTATTGACAAGGAATCTGAGCAGCTCGGTCTGTTCAGACCATCCGAAGAGTTCGTGAAGGGCGGAGAAGCCAAGGTAGAGCGAGCAATGGAGGTGTACTACAGGTACTTCGGACCAAACCCAACAGATGATATTGACAATTACTTTATAAATGAAACCCTTTAATCAAATGGAAAAGAAAGAAACAATTTACGCAAACGGATTCATCGCAAAGAGAACTGAAAAGGATCCAGAGTTCATCGTTGTAAGACTATCAATCAAAGCAGACGAGGCAGTTGACTTCATCAATAAGAACGCAAGTGCTGATGGATGGGTCAACCTAGAAATCAAGAAGGGCAAGACTGCCGACAAGTTTAACGTAACTCTCAACACCTACCAAGGAAGCAAGAAGGTAGATGAGAATAAATGGGAGTCTCCATTCTAAAAATCTGAGGGGGTAACTCCCCCTCTTTTTTTTCTCTACCCCATGTCATTTTTACTTTTCACTATATATATATATATTCTTTATATATTATTATTATTTCTTTGAATCTAGAAAGGTTTTTAAATTGACATAATCGACATAGAGTTAATTATCAGTAAGTTACACGGCATAATTACAACATTCATCTGACATTTATGACATATCAAGTAACAATATTCCAGAATATTAAGGAGACAAGTACCCCAGTCCATAGGAATATTGGTTTAATCCTAGAGCGAATTAAGTCTGGGTCATCTAAGGATCTAGTTAAGAAAATCAGGGCAGAGAAGCGGAAGCCTGAGCGACAAGAACTAAAGAAGCAGTTGCCTGCGATATGCTTCAGTGGTATATTCACCAAGCGATCCGATACATCTATTACTCAGCATAGTGGTCTGATATGTCTGGACTTTGATGGGTATCAAGGACAGAAGGAGTTACTACAGGACAAGGAGAACTTGTCTAAGAACAAGTACGTCTACTCAGTATTCATTAGCCCATCAGGCAATGGCCTTAAGGTACTGGTAAAGATACCAGCAGACCAAGACAATCACATCAACTACTTCAACAGCCTAGAGAAGTACTTCAATAGTCCATACTTTGATAAGACTAGTAAGAACCTTAGCAGGGTTTGTTACGAATCTTATGACCCATTGCTACACATCAATGAGAACTCATCTGTATGGGACGTATTGGAAGAGCCAGAGTACACAGAGGTGAGTAAGTTTAAGGACAAGCCAACCATACCTATCACTGATGAGAACAAGGTGATTGACATCTTGGTAAAGTGGTGGGTGAAGAAGTACCCAATGATGGAGGGACAGCGGAACCACAACGTGTACATCCTAGCGATGGCGTTCAATGACTTCGGTATCAACAAGAGCCTTGCATCCTACGTGCTGAACCAGTACGCTACAGATGACTTCTCTGTACGTGAGATTGCTACCACAATTGACTCAGCCTATCGCAACACCACCAACTTTGGTACCAAGTACTACGAGGATGAGGAGAAGATTAACTCCATCAAGGCTAAACTTAGGAGGGGTGTATCAAAAAAAGAGATACGTATCCAACTACAGGACTCCCAACTGGATACGGA